TGGCATGGTCTGGCGTTGACTTTGATATAAAAACCGCCCCACCACCACGCCAGCCTTGGATTGGTCTGACGGATGAGGAGCAACAAGAGTTGTATGACGCTTGGATAAAAATAGGCGATGGATGGGGTAGCTTCTATACCCTGATCGAAGCCAAACTCAAGGAGAAGAACACATGACTTGGGTATTCCTGACAAACGACTTACGGAACAAAATAGCGTTCAAAGCTGGACCATACGTCGTGGATTCATACGAGCCGCATGAGCAAGCGGTACGAGAGCGTAACCCACGAGACAACTGGAAAAGTCTAACCAAGGAAGAAAGAAAGGCAACTGTGGACGGGATGCAAAAACTCTTCTACATGTGCGACTTGTTTGCTGCCATCGAAGCCAAACTCAAGGAGAAAAATACATGAAGAAATCTTTACCGTATCACACAGGCAAGGTAGCCATTGGGCTGCACTATGAGCCCCCAAAGAAAAATTACATGTCTCACGAAGAGGAGTTCTGGCAGTCCATCATCCTCGGTGAGCGCCAGATAGAGCAATACCTCCTGCGTATCTGCTACCTCATGGGAGCAGTGGCTGGGGTGATTATGTTGATTCTATGGATGACACTCAAATGAGTTGTCCAGACTGCGAGCGCTATAAACTAAGCGCATCTATGTGGCGCAATAAAGCCTATGAGTTAGCTGGCACACCCCTGCCGTGGGAGCCTGAAGAACTACTACGCAAAGAGTACGAGCGTGGATACATGGATGCGATGGAAAAGATGTTGGGGAACAAACATGATCAGCATACTTAAACAACTGACAGAGCAGGTGCTTGCGTGGTTGAAGGATGACCCTGTACGCCCCGAGGTGCCATTTACTAGCCGCATCAGCGACAACGCGGAAATCTTTATTCTGCCCGGAGAAGACAGACCATCCGCTATCACCTGCGTGGCATACATGGATGTTGTGCCAGCTTCAGAATCAAAGCTGTTTGCACCTGCTGAATCACCAACCATAGCTGTCTTTTACACCATCTGGTCGTACCGCAAGGGCGCAGGACGAGAACTGATTCTTGAGGCGGTACAGTCCATAAAGAACAGCAGACCTGAGATCACACGGTTCGTTACCCTATCCCCAAAAACTTCTATGGCTGAACAGTTCCATCTAAAGAACGGCGCAGTTGTTTTTAGGGAGAACGAGAATACTGTGAACTACGAGTACATGATGGAGAAAAAAGATGATAAACAATAGGTACGAAGCCTTGCGCATATCACTTGAAGCTTTGGAGGGGTATGATACCGACCCCACTCACGCTATGAAGATTCTGCGCCCACGAGCAATCAAAGCGATTAAGGCAGCATTGGATAAGCCCAGTGCCGAATATGAGCGCGGTTTTGTCGATGGTCTGCAAGCTAGGAAAGATAAAAGTAGTTTCCATAACATGGGAAAAGCCATATCTGGAGTTAAAAAACATGAGTAATTATTGGCCCGGTTCAAACATTATTAAGTCAACCAACAACGCCTTTAACTGGCGGCAGGTTCGGTTCGGCGTGTCCGAGGAAATGGTTCGGCATATGGGCAGGGTTGTCCAAGGGATTGAGAACGCCAAGAAAGGCAAGCAGTTCAAGAAAGGAGAAATAGTTTTAAATACGCCGCACAACGCCCCAATCCAGCTATACATGAAAGCAAGGGGTAAGAAGAAATGACGGAGAAAGAACAATGCCTAAAATTGATCGACAATCTGATAAAGAAGCACGAGTACGATCTACGAGTACGAGACGTACTGAAAGCTCTGCGAAAGCGTATCCGATTGATTGGAACACATGGTGGCCCTTTGAACGAGCCACTGGCAACGCACTTAAACAACTCAACAAGCGCCAACCAACAGTGTGCTTAGACGATTTTGATGACGCACTTTTTTAGGAGAGACACAAATGGACATTATTTATCACACACTACTACCAAATTATGTACAAGATGGGCTTAGACAAGCACAACAAGATGGTGGGTTAGCAGCAATAGACAAATACACACAAACCATACAACAAGCCTTACCAAACAAGTTCCATTCGTTGGATACCCTTATGACGCGGGTTTTTTGGGATGAGCCGAACACCCCTGCTAAAGGATGCCCACGGGCTGGGTTTATCAGGTCACTTGAAGATAGGAGAAAAGAATGGATGAAATAATTGATTATGCGTATCCAATGATGATGGCAGAAAAACAGCTAAGGCTAGCGCACGATAAGCTACTACTACAGCAGTTTGACTCGGCGCTGGAAGAGTTGCTAAAAGCGTCCGTAGAAATTAAAATGGCTATCAATTCTGTCAACTACATGAAGGAGCAGTCAGATGCCGTACGTAAACAAACCACGCCCGTACAAGCACGAGTATGAGATGTACGATGGGACTCCGGCGGTGAAGAAAAAACGCGCCTTACGCAATAAAGCTAGGCGCGAATTAGAACGAGAAGGACTAGTTCATAAAGGTGACGGAAAAGATGTTGATCACAAACGACCCCTCAGCAAGGGCGGGAGTACCGCCCGTAGTAACCTCCGCGTCCAGTCCGCGTCAAACAACAGGTCTTACAAAAGGAACAGCGACCACACCCCTAAGTAGCATGGACAACTATAAGTGGCCGCGCCCTCTGGGGTTTGAACCGTTTAGCCACCAGAAAGACACTGCTAAATTCTTGGCTTTGCGCCAACGGGCTTTTTGCTTTAACGAGCAAGGCACTGGTAAGACAGCGTCTGTTATATGGGCGGCGGATTACCTGATGTCTTTGGGGTTGGTGAAAAGAGTGCTTGTCATATGCCCGCTATCTATCATGCAATCTGCATGGCAGACTGACTTGTTTAAGTTTGCGGTGCACCGCACGGTAGACGTAGCTTACGGCGATGCTGCTAAGCGGGCTAAGATCATCAGTGGCCCAGCGGAGTTTGTCATCATTAACTACGATGGGGTCAACACCGTAGCTAGCAACATACTGGAGTACGGTAAGTTTGATTTGATTGTCATTGATGAAGCCAACGCGTACAAAAACGTACAGACAAAACGCTGGAAAATCATGAACAAGCTTGTGTCTCCTAGCACCCGTCTGTGGATGCTTACCGGAACGCCCGCCGCTCAATCCCCGGTGGATGCGTACGGTTTAGGCCGACTATGCGTACCCCAGCGAGCCCCTCGCTTCTTTGGTGACTACCGCGAGTCTGTCATGCAAAAGCTAGACATGTATCGCTGGATTCCGCGTCCACACGCAAACCAGATTGTGTTTGACATGTTGCAGCCTGCCATTCGGTACGAAAAAGCTCAATGCCTAGACTTGCCTGACGTTACATACACGAGTCGTATGGCTCCATTGACCCCATCGCAGGCTAAGTATTACAAAGAGCTAAAAAAGGAAATGCTTCTTGAGCTAGCGGGCGAGGAAGTCAGTACTGTCAATGCTGCTGCAAAAATGAACAAGCTGCTTCAAATAGCTTGTGGGGCTGTGTATTCAGATAGCGGTGCAACGATTGAATTTGATGTGTCATCTAGGATGAATGTTGTGCAGGAGGTGATAGACGAGGCAAACCATAAAGTTCTTATATTTGCTCCGTTCCGCCATGCCATTGAACTACTCAAGGAGCACCTAACAAAAAACGGCGTAACGTGCGAAGTTATCAATGGCGAAGTTCCAGCACACAAACGAGCAGCTATCTTCAAAGACTTTCAAGAGAAGCCAACGATTAAAGCGCTTGTTATCCAGCCACAAGCTGCTTCCCACGGAGTAACCTTAACCGCTGCGGATACCATAATATGGTACGCCCCAGTCACGTCCACCGAAACTTATTTGCAGGCTAACGCCCGCATAAACAGGCCGGGGCAACGGCACCCCATGACTGTCGTGCACATTCAGGGTAGCCCGATTGAGCGTAGGCTGTACACAATGCTTCAGAGCAACATAAGCAACCATGAAAAAATCGTGGATTTATACAAAAAAGAGCTACTAGACGCTTGACAAAGTCTAGTACAGCCCGTATAATTTGTTCAACAAGGAGAGACTATGGAAGAAAAAGCAATGGACACATTGTCCACAGAATACTTAGAGCTACGCGCTCTACGAGACAAGCTGCGGCACACCTACGAAGCAGAAGACAAGCTCTTAGAAGACAAGATGCTATCTATAGAGTCAACTATGCTGGATGTACTGAACGCGGCTAACGCAAATAGCATTTCAACTGACGTCGCTGTTGTCATGCGTCGTGTAAGTCGTAGATACAACCCAACAAATTGGGATGACATATACAAGCTGGTTGCCAAGTACGAAGCGTACGGTTTGTTGCACAAACGGATTCATGACACTAACATGAAAGATTTTTTAGATCAGCATCCAGAAGAGTACCCAGCTAGTCTGAATGTGGATAGTAGGTATGCGGTGACTGTTCGCCGCCAATCATCAACTTGAAGGAGAGAATTAACATGAGTAACATTACAACTTTTCGTGAATCACTTCCCGCACATCTTCAGAGTGTGGAACTCGACGACTTTACCAAGTCCTTTACCAAATCGGGTGGCAGCGTCAAACGCATTACTCTGCGTGGGCGCGTGTTTAGGATGGTGGATGGCGGTAAGGAGATCGCCAAGAATACAGACCCCCACATGGATGTGGTGATTGTCAATGGCACCAAGACCGTGCAGAAGGCTTTTTACTCTGGCGAGTACAACCCCGATGAGACTTCTGTACCGGATTGCTGGTCTAGCAACGGGGAGCGTCCAGATGCTGACGTAGAACAACCACAGGGCTCTAACTGTAAGGAGTGCCCCAAGGCTATCAAAGGTTCGGGCGGGGCGGGCAGGGCGGCATGTCGGTTCAGTATGCGCTTGGCTGTCGTACTGAGCAACAACCCCCGTGGGGACGTGTTCCAACTTATCCTCCCCCAGAAATCTATTTTTGGTCAAGGTAGCGTTGACAGTATGCCGTTCCTTCAGTACGCCAAGTATGTTGGGCAGTCAGGCTATAACCTGAACATGCTTACTACCCGGCTGTCTTTCGATACCGATAGCGATTTCCCTAAGTTAGTGTTTGCTAACGCAGGATTTTTGGACAGAGAGACCTACGATGTCTGCCTAGAGCAGGGTAAATCCCTAACTGCGGTTAACGCCAGTAAGTTAAACTTCACCAAGAAATCTGATCCGCAGCTGCCTAAGCTGGTAGCACCGGCAGGTTCCGCAGCAGCATCTATTAAGGAAGAAGAGAAATTGGTAGAGCCCGTAGTCCGTAAGAAAGCCCAAGCCGCAGCACCGAAGCCAAATCAAAACTTGGCTTCTATGGTGGATGAGTGGGGAGACGACGCGTGATTGGGTACAGTGTAAGAATACGTGAGCTAAATCGCAAGGCTAACAAGAAAAGCCTTGGCGTTCAGCTTGGTAAGCACTGCATAGAGAAAAACATCCCAGTCTCCCATATCGTAGATGTGATGGGTGTAAGTAAGCAGACTGTGTACAACTGGTTCACCGGTGTACACGAGCCTCACCAAAGCTACGCGCCTCAAATGCAGGCCATATTGTTGACGTAAAGGTTTGGGGGTAACTAGCTCGACGGAGCGAACGGGGTGTCCGTCAGCCCCCGTTACCCCCCATTTATTTGACGTGCTAGGAATATCATGGCGGATATCGAATTGCTACGGCGGGTAGTAGCTTCTAATGAAGGTTGGTACTGTGTATTTTCGCTGTTGGACGGCAAGAGGCCGAAGCAATGGCACTACAAAACACTAGAAGAAGTAGAAGCTAAAGCAGACAGCTTGGTTGCAGAGGGCCGTTGTGCCTACTTCAGCTTAGGTAAATTCCTGACAGACAAGAGTAGAGAAGCGGACAACTGCGGTTGGATGCAGGCTTTTTTCCTCGACATAGACTGCGGGGAAGACAAAGCCAAGCCAGATAAAAACGGGCGCATAAAAGGCTACATAGACCAAGCCACTGGGATGCAGGCTCTGAAAGACTTGTGTAAAGACACAGGTTTGCCACAGCCAACTATAGTTAATTCTGGGCGGGGTTGGCATGTGTACTGGCCGCTAACTGAGGCGGTGGAAAAAGACAAGTGGGTACCCGTTGCCGAAGCGTTTAAGAATCTGTGCGTTAAGCATAAGTTCATCGGGGATCCCGCCGTGCCGTCTGATGCCGCCCGTGTTCTGCGGATACCCGGCACCAAAAACTTTAAGGATGGTGGGAGCCTAGATGTTGTGCAAATGAATACGTCTGAGCCCATGGCTTTTGACGACTTTGCAAAACTCATGGGGCCAATCGCCCCGCCCAAACCAGCGCGTAAGCCAGTGGAGCTTGATGAGCTAACCAAAGCGCTGATGGGGAACAAGCAATCTAGGTTTAAGACCATTGTAGAAAAGACTGTCGCTGGTTTTGGTTGTGAACAATTACGCAACATCATAGAGAATCAGACAGATATAGAAGAACCGCTATGGCGGGCGGGGCTATCCATCGCTAGACACTGTGTCGATGGGGACAAAGCGATCCACTTTATATCTAATAAGCACCCAAAGTATGACCCACAGGCTACAGAAACCAAGGCAAACAACACAAAAGGCCCTTATACATGTGATAAGTTTAATGCAGCAGCGCCCAATATTTGCAATACGTGTATTCATAAAGGCAAAATAAAGTCACCAATCGTACTTGGGAACGAGATTGCCAAGTCTGAAGAGGGTACCGTAGTGGAATTTACCGCGCCAGTAGCGGAAGACAAAGCTCCCGTCCCTGCGTTCACGGTTCCAAAGATGCCAAGCAGGTATTTCCGTGGAAAGAACGGCGGTATCTATAAGTACTTAAAGGAAGATGAAGACGGCGACATGCAGACTGCGCTTGTGTATGAGTACGATCTGTTTGTTACAAAACGCATGTGGGATCCAAGCTCCGGAGAGACCATGCTAATCCGGATGACGCTACCTCGTGACGGTGTCAAAGAATTCCCCTTATCAGTAATGGATGCCCTGAGCAAGGAAAAGCTGCGGGAAGTTCTTGCATTTAATGGGGTGATTGCCTTACCACCACAGATGGCCTTGATTCTGGACTATCTGGTGCAATGTGCTAAGGAGTTACAAATATCACAGGAGGTTGAAACTATGCGTATTCAGTTTGGTTGGGCAGACAATGATCAGAAGTTTATTCTTGGAGACCGCGAGATAGGCGCCAATTACATTCGATACAGCCCCCCTTCAAAAAGCACCAGAGAGCTATCTCCTGCTATGAAGCCGATGGGCTCGTTTGAAGAATGGAAAGATATCATTAACGTCTATAACATGCCGGGTTTTGAGCCGCATGCGTTTGCAGTTTTTACAGCATTTGGCGCACCGCTGGTTAAGTTTTTGGGGATCAAGGGCGGCATTATTAATTTGCTGAACAATAAATCTGGTACTGGTAAATCCACTATCCTTCAGGTTATGAACAGCGTATGGGGACACCCCGATGAGCTAATGCTTCAGTGGAAAGACACCATGAATGTTAAGCTGCATCGTATGGCAGTTATGTGTAATTTGCCGCTAGGGGTTGATGAAGTTACCAAGATGAACGCGGATGACTTTTCTGACTTGGCATACAGTGTTACTCAGGGCGCACCTCGTCGTAGGATGAAGGCTAACAGTAACGAAGAACGTGCGTCACAGGGGTTCTGGGCAACTATGATGGTGTCCACCTCTAACGCAGATATGATCGACAAGCTTGAATCGCTAAAATCAGTTACTGAGGGTGAGTTGATGCGGCTTATGCAGTTCCGTATTGACCCTACCAACAACCTTGACAAGGCTACAGCCAAACAAATCTTTGGCAGATTACAAAGTAATTACGGGCATGCGGGTGGCCCGTACGCCCAGTTTCTTGTCCAAAATCTGGAGGAGTGCATAGAAACAGCCTTAAAACTACAGGTAAAGCTAGACAAGGCGGTGAACATTGAAACTCGTGAGCGGTTTTGGTCTGCTATGGGGGCGGGAAATATAGCTGGGGGTATGTTTGCACACAAGCTGGGTCTCCACGATATTAACTACAAGCATGTTTTTGACTGGCTTGTGGAAGAAATCAAGCGTATGCAGACAGCCGTACGCCCAACCTTTAACGACTATGCCACTGTAGTAGGTGAGTTTTTATTGAAGCACAACACCAATACCTTGGTTGTAAATAAATACAGTACTTCCAAGGCGGGCATAGCGGCGGCGCCACTGGTCGTACCTCGCGGCCCCCTGATCGTACGGTACGAGCCAGATACTAAAAAGCTTTACATTGTCCGTCAAGAACTACGTAACTTCTGTGTGTCTCGGCAGATCACGTTTTCCGACCTGTTGTCTGGTCTGAACAATACGGGCGCTTTTGTGGCAGAGGTACGTACTAGGCTAGATATTGGCACTGAGTTGCAGACACCGCCCGTCGTGGCCTTAGAGTTTGACGCCGATTTACTTGGCGTTGACCTTAGTGCACCAGCGGAAGATGCGGATTGAGGGGCTAACTTATGAATTGGACTGGCAACATTTCACGGTTGGCAGTTCATTTTTTGTACCCTGCTTAAACGCCGATAAAGCAAAAAAGCGTATAGAAGCCAAAATGGACCGCTTAGGGTTTGTGGTAATCATTAAGCTAGTAACAGAAGATGGGATACGTGGGTTGCGTATCTGGAGGGTTAGACGTACAATATAGACGCAACTATGCAGTTGCTCTCTCTCCCTTGAAGGAACTTAGCCCCGCCTAAACAGCGGGGCTTTTTTTCACTTCAGAGATTGGATGTAGTCGTGTTCACTCAGTATATGCCGCAGCTTCGGGTCAATGTACAGACCATATTCTGTTTCTGCTGACCGTTGCATTTTATTTTCGAGGGATTTTAGTAGGCTGTCCACTTCTATAAAAAGTGTCGGATGTTTATCACCGTACTTCATAATTTCGTCTAAAGTTTTGTCCAATAGTTCATCGTCGTTGGTCATAAAGGCCAAGCCAAACGTGTTCATAAGAGCTTCTTTTTTCTTCAGAATACCTTGCTCTTTTGATTTAATCGCCATGTTACGGAACTGTATTTCCGCCAACTTAGACGTACGTATACCCATAGACTGCATGGCTAGCTGGAAGGGGGTAAAGTCTTCGACGATTGGATCACCGGCTCTAGTGGTAGCGCCTTCCTTGCTATATCTGTATGCAATCAGTGGTTGCCTAACGAATGCTGGCGATATCTGTTCAATCGCTCTAGCTGTATGGCCTTGTTTATAAGCATCCATAGCCCGTGCTGTCTGAACCGCTATCCCCGGAATTGGGCCTAATGACATGACAATACGCTCATATAGCGCGGCTTCTGCATCCAAATTGTCTCGAACATCTTGGAACCACATACCATCCAACTTCAACCGGCTATGCAAATCCACGCCTACTGCGGAGCCAACACCTCGACCAAGCACCATACCCATGTTTTCCCCAAAGGTGCCTACTAGCCAGTTCATAAACTCTAGCTCAAAGTCCATCCGTTCTTCATCATCTGGATCTTTATCCCAGTTAAACACAGCCTCTACGATGGCGGCAACCGTAGAAAACCCCCATAATCCAGTTACACCAGAGAACATAGCCGCCAAGCCCATGGTTCCAACAAACCTAGCCCGCGCTTCACGTTGCTCAGCTTTTGTCAGATTGCCACGGACGATGCTGTTATAAGCATTGCGGGCAAGGAAGAACGTCATCTGCTGTGGAAACTGTTTAAATTGCAGTATCACACGAGCCACCGGATGCTGCATGTACCGTGGTTTATTGGCAGCTGAGTAATCAAACATGGAGCGATTGGTAGCATCTTTAGCCTCGGCAATCGACTCAGCAAAAGCTTGGCTTTTATTTGTATACCCAGCGCGTTTTTCCATGGCAGCGCGGAAAGACGACATGGCAACAACTTCCCGGTTAAAGCGCTCAGCGTGGTGAAATAGAAACGCCACTACCTGCATGGCTTTATTTGGGATGCTAGAGTATTTTTCTGTTGGCTTAGACGCCAAGCCCGACATGTCATAGGCGGCAGTAATATCAATTAGCCCGTCAGCCACAAACTTTTTGTACGCGGCTTGTTCCATCCTTGACAGATTTTTAGACCGCTCAAAAGACGGAGTTAAGAGCCGGAAATCTTGGATACGCTTGCCTGTTTCGACATTAAATCCGGTACGGAATATGTCGGAAACAGTCTTAGCCACTTGATTCATCACATTAGCCACGGCTTTTGTATACCCCATGCCGGGGTTGGCACGAACTTGCTGACCGACTAGCGTAGGTACGCCTATCATTGCGCCGCCCAGCACGTTGGTTATCGCTGAGGCTACAGATGTTAGGTAGTAGATAAAGCCAACATTAGAGAACTGCGATACCCAAGGGCCATCATCGGCTGGGCTAAGCATGGCGCTACGCCGCAATTCAACCTCTTTAACTAAATCCCGTAGTTCATCGTTCTCGGCGGTAAGTTTTTCGCTGTATGGTGCGCCCGGTGTGGTGCGACGTTTTATTTGTTCTCTGGCTGCATCCAACTGGGAGAACAATTCAGGAGAATACTTTAGCCGCGATAGCTGGTTGGCTAGATTACTAGACATGCTTGCAAAGTTACGCAAGGCATCCTGCGAAAAGCCCTCCACATTATTACGGTGGATGAACTGGTTACGGAAGCTACGATCTGGCTGATTATGCAAGTACGCTTGGTAAAAATTATCTTTTAGTTCTTGCTTACGCGCATCAGCTGCCGATGGTGTCAAACCCGCAAAATTAGCATTGTCAACAGCTTCAAATATGTCCTTTACAAACCCAGCTTTGCTAGCTTGCGCATCCATCTGTCCCGCGTAGTCATTGCCGGGGCCTTTTAATGTACCCGCTAGATGTGGGTCTTTTGCTAATCGTTCCTCTATATGAGCATCGCGGGCTTCGGCAGACTCAAACATGTAGTACTCTCGGCTAGTACCACGTCCAACTTGGTACCAGAACCGGCCATGCCGCATAAGTGGGAAATACGGCCCCTTCATCAACCCCTGTTCAAACTCATTCCGTATCTGAAGAATAGTTTTATTGGATACGCCGTACTGATTTAGCATCATAATGCGCTGCACCATCGTACGCTTATACTCAGCATAGCGCCGCTCAAAAAAGTCACGCGCTTCGCGGTACACTTTTTTGGCTTCTGGGCTTAGCCTATTCCAATCCCGCATCAGTTTTGGATTAGCCGCTCTTTGGGCAGCGGTGGGTTTGTCTGGGTCAACTTCAAGAATGGTAGCTGCATGCATGACTTTACCCATGTTTATTGACATGGTTAAATCAGCGGATTGCATCCGCTCCCACTTGGTTTGTATCTGACCTGCTTCATTAATAATTTTATTTTTATTGGCTAAAAGCCGATCTACAACCTTGATAAAATTACCAACTTGTGGGATGCGGCCCCCCACCAGATCGTCAAGCTGGCGAAGCGTAAGTGTCCCAAGCAACGATGGCCTAGCTGAAGCCTTCATGCTGCGGTACATGCGTAACAGTTGCGAACCTTTACCGGGCCAAGTCGGGGCTTTCATAAACCTGTTAAGGGCAGAAGGCTGATTTGGCATCCCGGTAGGGACAAAATTACGCGGCTTAGCTCTTTTTGGGGCGGGCAAAGCAGCCGTTGCCATGGCTTTCGGGCCTGATGTTACATTCAGACCTTCCAGATTCATGGTGCCAGCCATCATTGCATCTGCGGCAAAAATAGCTTCATTAAGCACATTGCTTTCACGCCCCGGCTTGATCTTGAACAGCCTACGTATAGCGTCAGTAAATCTGTTGTACAGCGAATAACTTGCTTCTTTGTAGCGAAGCCCGCGTAGTTGTACTTGGAACTGCGGATTGGTCAGGGCTTCTGAAACAAACTCGTGTAGGTCTTGGAGGCCGTAGATTTTGGGAGTGCCGTCCCCGGACAGCTGAGCTTTGGAATACTCATATAGTTCTTTTAGGCGGTTATATCCTTCTTTTTGTATGCCGCTAAGTTTGTCCGAATTATCAATCAAGTACGACGCTGCGGCATGAAGCGACTCATGCAGTAGCAAATGATTGGTTAGCCGCCCGGCGCCTTGACGCAATACAACGGAATTTGTACGCGGATCGTACATCCCAGCCCAAGAGTACTGTGTATTTATAAGCTCTTTTAGGCTTTCGATTGCTTGCTTCTCAGACTCAATCGCGCTTGTGTTACCGATAGTTGCATCTATCTCATACAAGGCAGATATAACATCGGGTAGTTTATTTGAATTTAGGCTAGCCTGAATTACTTTAGCTACATCGGCTGGATATGAAGCTTGAACAATATTGTTTACGGTGGCTAGCCTAGCCTTGAGAGATTCTTCAACTTTAGGATCATCTGACAAAGACTCCATCTTGTTGGCGTCTACCATCCGAACCTTAGCGTTAATCCCAGTGTCTAAGATACGTTGCGCCAGAGCAGCGTAATAAGGGTTTGTTTTGGTTTGCTGCGCTATTATTTCTAGCGCACCATTTAGATCACCAGCATTTAACTTACGGACGATATCAGGATGCACCTCAGTGAGCATCTGTACAGTTGGTAAGTTTTTGGTGGAGACTTCTACATCTGGTGTTTCTGCTTTTTCTGTAGCTTCAGTTTCGTCAACTGCTTCAGATATGTTCTTTATCTTAGGCGTTGATTTAGAAATTGACTTTTGTTTTTTCCTATCTTTTGCAAGTTGAGCGTTATATCTATCTAAAGCCTCATAGTATTGAGTAATGGCTTTTCTGTACTGCTCATTAGCGGCAGCAGTCTGTTTGTGCTCTTCGACCATCTCGTTAAGCACTTCTAGTGTATTGGGGGACAGATTGTCTTTTATCCAAGCACGGAATTGTTCGGCGTATCTACCACCCTCACCGAAATATGTTGAATTAGCGTTGTAATATTTTGGGTCAATTTCAAAGTACGCCAAGTCAAATGCTAAGGCAGATAGCGCTTCGCCAAATGATTTGCGGTTTATGTTGTTTAAATAATTGATAGCCGCTTGTTGGTTTGGCGTAAGTTTTTCACCCCGATCAAACGCTTGCCTAAGAACGCGTATCGCATCACGAATTTTGCTATCCGCGACTACATGTTCGTTCTCTCGCGTACCTTGACTTGGGAGACGGGGCTTGCCTTCCGGACTTCTACCGTGAATCGTTGTAACAGTTGTGCCTGTTTTTACGCGCTCTGCGTAAACTGGAGACGTGGGTGTTTCGACCCCAGTTTCTTTACCAGATAGTTGGCTTACATGTTCTCTTATTTCGTCACTAAACTGTTCTATTCCTTTCCTTGAAGTTAAGTCCGGTAGATCAGCTTCTTTAAACAACCTTGATTGCTCATCGGGGGAAGCTAGCTTTAGGGCATTAGTTAAATTGCGTAACGCATCTTTTCCTCCCACCCTAGCCGCTAAGTACTTGAGCATAGATTTAATGCCCACGCCACCTGCTTCCCCCGGCGCTGCAATATCGTATTCCAGTAGAGTTTTAGCCGCTACATTTTTTGAATTTCCATGACGTTCTTGTTCAGTGGGTGTTTTTCCAGCAGACTGAACAGCATCAAAGAAGTCTTTGATTTGGGCGCCTTCTTCTGTTTTGCTAACGTGCTCAACAGACACAATAGGAGCCAGAATTGGCTGACCTTTTTGATCTCGCGCAGGAGCCTCTGGCTTGGCTGCTTCTTGAGATGTGCCTACGTCAGTGTCCTCACCAAAGAAATCTAAATCTGCGGCTGGGGCAGCAGTTGATTCTTGTTTTTGCTTAGTTGAAACTGCGGATAAAAGTTTATCTGCTTCCGTCTCTTCCTCTTGTTCAAACATACTAGTTTGAACGGGTGCGCCTGTTGTAGCTTCCGGACGTTTACGCGGCGGCTTAGGCTTAGCGGGGGGTTGACCAGCTTCCCAACCAGCACCCGTTGTGGTTTCCCCGGCTGCTATACGCTGCTTAACATCGTTTAACTGTTGTGTGGCGCCCGATAGTTCACGTTGCAGATAGGCTACTTCTGCTCTTGCACTATCAAGTTGGGGCGCTGTTATAGATACTTTAGCTTTTGGGTTCTTCTGAAAATTAGCTGTTTGTTCGGCTTGAGCTTTAGTCAAATCATCTAACTGTTGCTGAGCCGATTGTAGTTTTGTGCTTAGCGTATTTACTTTGTTCTGTAGCACTCCCTCTAACTGCTCATTGGATGTACCGCCAACATCTTTAGCGAAAGGGTCTCGTTGCCGCCGTTCACCAGCAAACATGTCTTCCTGCATACCACGGCGGCGAAGGGGCGCACGCTCTAGAAAGTCAAGAGCTTGATCTGCTTGATGGGTCATGCGGGTAACGTGTTGCTCCGCTAATGTGCCCCGGTCTTTAATTGCCTGACCCGCTGGGATTCCTAGCTTGTTAGATTCACTAATCGCCCAGTTATCGTCGTATTTACCAGCAGCAAGATTGTTTTGGTATCTTTCTTTAGATTTTTTAATAAGCTCCGCAGCAGCTACGGGATCACCGCCCGCCATAGCTAACGCGTTTCTTGCCATTATGTAGGCTAGTTTGGAATCACCAAACATGTCGCCTTGCATTGCGCGACGCTGCGCGGTTTCTCCTGCAAGCGCGGATATTTCCCTTGTCCCATCAAACATGGGATTTTTTAGCTGCTTAATTAGCTCGGGATCGCCAATTATTTCTGCGTTGGCATCCACTATTTCAGCCATATCGCGCTGAATGAGGCGCATCTGCCTCATGTCTACTTCTGTTGGGCGCGGGTTGCTAGCTAAGGCTTGATACTCATTTCGTAAATCCTCGCGTTGCCGTGCAAGTTCAGCTAGTGAACTGGCCCGCTCTCCTTCTCCTCCAGCAGACTTGTCAGCATCTGGTCCAGCAAATACCACTCCAGTTGACTCAGCGTCAGCAAGTTCTTCGGTGGGGATTCTTGCACCGGGCTCGCTAACCACTCTAGTGCCATCTCCACCTGTTTTATCGAAAGTTTTTCCAGCATTTAGAAACTCCTTACTAAGCTCGTCTAGTACTGAGCCCTTATTTATCTCTGTTGAAAATTTACCTTCTGTAAATGCAGGGGGCCTATTCCCCCCAGCTAATGCGCCTGTTACACCGCCTACACCAGCGGCTCCGATTGTTGCCATCGCAGCAGTTTGCCCAACACCGGATAAGAGATCGGTGTCCAATCCGGCAGAGCGGGCAGCGATATTCTTGGCAATCTGACCGCCAACTTCCTCTACGTTTTCACTTGGGATTTCTTTGGCGCCAGTAGTGAGCCCAGCAAGGATTCGCCCTTTACCAAGTTTTTCTCCGGCAAGCAAGCGCTCCATAGCTTGCCCGCCCGGTAGATATCTATTAGCTATTACTGATAAAGCAGCGGCAGATAAGCCAGCTGCGCGAGCCCTGTTGATTGCTCCAGCAGCGGCTTCTTCTTGAGACAAGCCCTTTTCCAGAAGCGCTTTATAAATAGTGTCGTATGTGTCAGCGCCGACATCCGCGCCTTGCATAACAGCGCCAGTACCAATAGCGCCAGCCGTGCCCGCTCCGATAGCGGCTTTAGTACCAGCGCCAAGAGCTTTTGCACCTAACGCCGCACCCCGCGCAGCTAATCCCCCCGGTATCACCGTCGGGATTTGTTCGGCAATGAATGAAGTTAGCAGTGCCGGATCAGTTACCGACTCTGCGAAGGCGGTTTTAAACGCTTGCCACTGCCCCTTCTTTTCCGCTTCCCCAACCGCTTTGTCTCTGGCAGCTTCACGCGCTTTTAGCCCCTTAGACTTTACATTTTCGTCAAGGTATTTTTCTGCGCGTTTAGCAGCGCCATAAAGTCCAGTCTCAGAAAAATCACCTGTGATTTGCCCGTAGATTTGGCCGGGCGCTTGTAAAACTTTTGCACCGCCGCTTAATATAGATGCTGGCACATCAGTTAGCGCTTCGCCCCATGTGCGTTCTTTAGAGCCTAGCTCTGGTCGCCACGCTAGAATTTTGGCCTTAGCTTGTTCCGGAGTTACTCCGTCCGGAATGTCTTCAACCAAAGTACCGTCAGGTAACTCAATGGAATAGGCCATAACAAGAAGCCCTATTTAATTTCATTAAACTTAATTGTTTTCTTTGCTCCAGCGGTGTCTTCAGTATTTGACCCACCAACAGCGCCTCTGCCGCCTATGATTCTTTCCTGAATCTCAAGTTTTCTAATGTTGTAGCTATCAATTTCCTTCGCAAGTTTTTCCATAGCTTCTGGAGTTTTTGCACGGGCTAACCGCATTTGTGCCAACGCCGACATGCCTGATAGCTTCTTATACTCTTCATCTTTACTAAGTATTTGAGCCCATTTAGCTTCCATTTCTTGCATCTGTTTTTGCCTCGCAAGAAACATCCTTTCGTCAAATTGGCGATTTTTAGATTCTCTATCTGCTTTTTTCTGTTCCGCCGCTAATCTAGCGGCATCCCGTCTAGCATCCGCACCAATTTGGGCTTGTTGTAATCTACCGGCAAGAGCGTCAGCAGCTTGCTGCTTCCGTGCATTAGCTTGTTCGCGAGTGTTAATTAAAGAAGCACCGGATTGAGCCGCGTGTTGTTGCTCAGAAAGGATTTGTTTAATAGCGGCTTCGCCAACAGCAGCGTCTTTATATCGACCTTCAATCTTGGCTTTTATAACAGCGGCTTCAAGTGTCTGGATTTTCTCAGCGTTGGCCACGTCTTCCGCATCATACCCGGCACGTGCTTTTTCGTAGCCTTCACCAGCTTTACCAAGCGCATAACCAAGCCCCATTCGAGGATTTGCGGCGGAAAACGATTCCGCCCATTTACGCCAACCAGCGGGTCTATTTGCAGCTTGTTCCTTATGCAGCGTTTCTAAATCAGAAATACGCTTTTGTTGTGGCGCAAGCAGTTGGTCTAGGCCGACCAATTCTTGTTGTCGTTTTATCGCGGCTTGACCTTCGGCTAGCGGGTCTTTAGCAAGCGCTGCTTTGACATATTTCTGTACGTCTGCTTCAAGCGGATGTGGTTTTTCATCCGGCAACGAAACAGGAGCAACGCGGGCGGGCGCAGATGGCATACCGGCGGCGGTGGCTTCTAAATCCGCATCGGGGTTACGAGTATACTTAACATTATCAAGCCCTTGGCTTTGCATGTCTTTGAACATGATACCAAGATCTTGACCAGAAATAGGAGCATTACTTGTAATAGTTCTATAAGCTCCAAGTGGCGGCGCTTTTTCAGCGGTTAACAAACTTGGTTTTTCTGGAGCTTCGCGTAACTTAGGCTTATAAGTTTGTAGATTCTGTATTTTTCGTGTATAGAAATCAACGGCTTTTTGATCACCACTTTTTTCGGCAGCATTAAGTTGTTGTGCTGCTTTTGCTATTACTTCATCTAAATCAGTACTAGGGGCATACTCGTCCGGCGGCGTACCGCCTTCTTGGAACGCCACAATTCCACCGCCGCCAAACTTAAAGTTAGCGGGTAGATGATCAATACCACGGCGGATATGCCCGCCTTGCGCAGCTTGTACAGTCTCAGTCTCATCAGGGGCAATACCCGGTAAGCCTTGGAGCCGTGGCTGAGCCTGTTGATTTCGCATACCAGCCATCTGTGCGGCTTTTTGTTGGATTTGCTCAAAAATAGTCGGTGGCTTACCAGTAGGGCTTTGTGCTTGGAGTTGCGCTAGCTGCTGAAGCGCCATAGCTTTTTCAGCGTCATTTTTTCGACTAGTGACCGTTCCTAAAGCTAAAAGTTTTGCAAAGTCCGGCATGATGGCCGCTTTTTGCTGCTGCTCTTTTTCAATGTTATCTTGCAGCGCACCGGGGTTGCCCATATATGTTTGGGCAATTTGATTGGGTCCAGCTGGAATCGACATAATTATTCCTTAAGTAGCTGCGGTAGTAGGAGTTGTAGTAGTCGTGGCTGTCTTGTTAGCAGTGGTTAATCCCGGTACGGTATAACCAAATGCTTGTAACAAACCAGCTATACCACTGGCGCCACCCAAAATGCTTTGCAGCGCATTAGGCTGCGCCACATTGTAGTTCTGAGCCGCAAGCGGGAGACCGTTAAGCAGCGACTGCTGAAACTGCACCATCTTGTATGGATTTTCTCGCTGGACATTGAACTCGTTTTGGAGAGCAGTAAGCCCTTCTTGCTCAATGGCACGCTGCTGGGAACCGAGCCCAGCCATAGCGTTGAGGTTAGCCAACTGCGCCTGCTGCTGCGCCTGTCCAGATTGCAACCCAAAGGTAGAACCGAACTGTGCCTCTTGCATCTTACGGGCTTGGTCTGCATTGAACTGTTGCTGCGCGTTGTTAAAGGCGGTGTTATACCCTTGGCCCAGTGTGTTAGCCATTTGGGACATCATGTTGCGCTGATTTTCAGCGTTGTAAACGGCCTGACGACCTCCGCCAAACCCGCCTGCTTGGGTCAATTTGGCGTTAACGCCCATGTTGGCAATTTGGTTCTGCCGTTGCAGTTCCGCCAACTGGGGTGCAAGTGACATTTGCAGGTACGGGTTCATGTACTGCGAGGCGGCTTGCGAACTGAAATCAGAAGTAACAGGTGTGTAAGAGCCCGTCATACCTGCCGGTACTTGTAGATTAGCTGCCTGATTAAACGCCTGCTGCTGCAAGGGCGCGGTGCCAGCGGTCAGTTGTCCTGTGTAGGCTTGGTACGGAGCATTAGCCAGCGCTGCGCCTTGACCCAGCATATTAGTAACGTAGGGGCCTGCCCAATTAGACAGATTGGACTCTGTACCAGTTAAACCCGAATTAATAGCTGCGGCTGTTCCGGAAGAAATTCCCCCACCTTCTGCGTATTTCTGTACAGCGCCACCGGGCATGAACTTATTGGGGTTGATCTGCTTGCCTTGTTTCTTTGTACCGGTTCGAGCCTGTCTTACCCTATCCATCATCTGATACAGTTTCTTTGCACCGGCATCTGAGTTGCCATTACCCAGATGTGACACCACATCAGCAGGCACCACAAACTCACCGTGGCTTAGAGCCGCAGGTTGTTTACCGTCGATAGATGTACGGAGTTGATCTGCCATCCCATCGGATGCGCCTTGTAAGTAACGCCCTCTTGCCGCATGCATAAGACCTCCATGGGCAGCTTGAACTGGCTGCTGTTGCTGCGCTGCGATTTGTTGAGCCTGCTGATCCGCCGCCGTTTGTGCCGCCGCTAAACCACTAGGGGCTACAAACTGAGTGTCAGTAAAGAATCTACGCCCCATAGCAGGGGCGCCGTATTCGCGTGGGGCTGTAGGTTGAGGAACTTGCGCCCTCGCCACAGCAAGCTGAGGAATACCACCTTGGTAGCCACTAGGATTGCGGTTGGGTGTATTCGCGCCAAGATATCCCGCTAGACCCCCCAGACCAAGACCTGCAAGTGCTACATCTTTATCCGTTATTGGCTTGCCGGTATACCCCATTTTACGCAGGGCAGTGTCAATTGCTGCTGTTGTATCAGTTACAGTACTTCCAAACCAGTCACCTGCTGCGGTATTTCTATCTTGATCAGTAACAGTAACATCTCCAGCCTTTTCAGCTATTTGATCCCATGTGTAGTAAGTACCATCTATTACAGTACCATACGCATCCGTGCCGCCAACACCAGCTTGGTCTTGATCCGCATATAGAGTTCCAAAATCATACTCTGAACCACCAGCAGATGGAGTGCTAGTAATAGCATCAGTCCAGCTAGAGTCGTTAATATCATCCATAGTTAGCCTCGCAGTATGCGTAGTAAATCGTTAATAGACCCACCTTGAGCGGCGTTCACGTTTAAGGTAGAGCCAAAAAGATCACCCATAGGTGATTGTATATGGGCGTAGGGGTCCTGTACAGGCTCCTGCTGTACCTGCTGTGGTTGGTCTAACAAAGCCAAAAGTGCTGCTAAATTTTGGGGGGATGGAGTATTAGCAGTAGGCGCCGGGGTAGCAGCGGGCTTCGGAGCCGGAGCCGGGGCCGGGGCTGGGGCAGGTTTGGGGGTTGTAGAAACGGGGATTCTGGGTATTTTTGGTATGAATATGCCATCAACCCAACTACCCTCTTCGCCCTCAACGTCTTCTACCCCGCCTTCATCCCCTACATTCATCCAATCTATCTCTTCCTCAACTGGTGCATCTTCCTCTGTAAACTCTACAGTTTGAGGCTCGTCCTCTGCGCCATCATCTGCGGGGACATAGACAGCTTGGGGCTGCGCAGGCTCCATTTGCACAAACGTCCCGCCTGTTTCTTCTGTGGCGGGTATATCCGGCGTGCCCTGAATATTAACGGGTGCAAACTCAAAGTCAGAAGTGTTAGTAAATATCTTTTCGCCGTTTTGATAAAAATCTTGCCCGTTATAGGTTAAACCATTACCAAAATCATATATGCCAGAATCTTGGTCATAGTTAAGCGGAGCCAAATTACCTGTATTAATTTGGTCAATTAAAAATTGTTTTGTAGCAGCTTCTGATACTGCTGTATCGTATTCTTTTTGCGCTTCGTTAGCTAAATTTACAAGTTCTGTTGGGTCTTTATCTTGTAGTGCCGCGTACTTTTGTTCTGCTCTTTGAGACAGCGCTTCTCCAACGTTTCTTTGTGCAACTGCATTTGGGTCTTGCTGCGCGATTTGCATAACCTGCTCTAGCTGAGCAGAATATTTTTGGTAGTTTTCAGCGCTAGCGTTGGCTAATTTAGCATATTCATTTTGTTTTGCATAATCTCCAGCAGCTTCGGCAGCATCAGCTTGTTCTTTATAAGACTGAAAATTAGCCGCTTCAACCTCCATATTACTTAAAAGCGATTGCCCGGTAGTACCATCAACGTTAACGTTTAGTAATGTTGTTTTTGCCAGTACGTCTTGCGCTTTAGCTTTGTCAAGCGCAGTGTTAAATTCGTTTTGAGCTATGTTGTAATTTTTAATTGCTTCATTAGCATCGTTTACTGCGGTTTTTAGAAACTCCGTAGTTTTTCCTTTAGCGGCTTGATATGCAGCGTTAGCTGCGTAAGCACTAATCGCCTTGCCAATATCCTGCCCAGATACACCAGCAATAAGCGCAGTATTAACACCACCTTTAATAAGTTCTAGCTGTTTTCCGCTAAACCCCCACATTCCATCTTGAGCGTCTTTAAAGTAACTTAATGCCTCGGTAGTAAGCGAATTAGCACCAGAAGTTAGCGCTCCAGCCCCAAACCCAGAAGTAATAGCATCACGAATATCAGCCGCTGATTTACCTTGCGCTAAAGCCAGCACGCCGTTAAACGCGGCATTGTTTAATCCAGAAGTTACCGCAGATTGAATTGCGTCATATCCGCCTATTGATTCTGCTATAGAGGACGTAATATCATTTAATGATGTATCACCGCCCCATGTATAACCGGAAAAGTTTTTTACTCCAGTTGAAATAAGCGCTTGTGTGGCTATCTGACCTATGTTCTGACCACGGGAAAGACCGATAAGAGAACTAGATAAAACAGGCGGTACTCCTGCAAACGCTAAGGCGGTAGGCAGCAAAGTACCAATCGGGTCTCTTTTGATAGCTTCAATAGTTACTTCTGCTATTTTATAGACTTTCTGCCCCAAATCTTCAATGGGATCAGTAACAACATTAATACCTTTGTCTAAAATAGCTTCTATTGCGCCGCTCATTTTGTGAACTCCGCTACTACTTTTCTATCATCCATAGTAACTTTTACGCCAAGCTTTTTAGCTCCTTCTTTATATATTTTACGTATTTGGTCGTTGCCGTGTTCTTTTCGAGCTAGTGGCCCCCAGACTTTGCGATAACCCATTTTGTACGCGGCTTTAAGAATACTAGTTAAGTTATTTTCTAGTCTAAATAGCTTATCCGCGTTATACATTAACAGCATAGCCGACGTTTCTGTCTGCGGAACCAAAAGCGCTATAGTATTGCCTTCTCGCACGCGGATAAAGCTAGGCTGTTGTAGCATACTCATAAAAACAGCGTACAACACTCGTTCCGGTGACACTCCCTCTGGACTACCAGCTTTTTTATATGCATCTTGTGCCGCATATTTTAAGTCGTGCGCAGTCACCATCAATATGTCCTGCACACTGAGCATGGTTTGCTTACTATCAACGTGGTGCAGTTTCATGGCAACCTAGATACAAACGTAAGTGTAGCCACCACAGAGGGGATGGATGGCATAGGGAATGGGGAAACTTGGGCAGCGTAGGCTTCCATGTAAAGATCAGCATCAGTAACTGCGGCAAATAAAGACACGTAATCTCCGGCATTTAAACTAACATAAAAGTTGGCCGCTGCAATCATGTGCCCGTCCGCCCCTCCATGTGATGAAATAACGTCAAACCTACTGGATGTTCCCGGCACATCTACCCCGTTAACCCTAAGCCAGATATACCCCGTATGAATCTGGGTATCTGTATTAGCCCACTGGACACTATATTGGTAATTGTATATACCCGCCATATTAACGGTAATGCCGTTTGTTCCGTCGTTTTCGCAGTAGTTTATGTAATCATTAGTATCAAATGTAACTTCAGTAGCAGTATTTGCAGTAAATGTTAAATCAGTTGTCCGTTGGATAGCAGCGTAAGGGAACGCCAGATACCCGCCGCCCGGTCTAAAATTTGTGCCTGTACTAAGATCACCTAGTAAGTTATTTACGGTGTTATTGATTCCGTTAAAGTACAAACGCAATACGTTAGAAAACGCGGTCTGTTGCTGAACATCATACCGCTCTGGGGCCAGTGGCAAACTTGGCGCGGTAAGGCGACCTAATGGCTGGTTGCTCACGAATTACCTCTTCTGCCATCTTGTTTGATGTCGATACGGGGAGCACCCAACTGCCACTGACTACCTAGCTGTTCGTTATCTACTTTAAACACCATTTGTCGCCCACGAACCCTAACAAATACTTGGCCCGTAAACTTTTCTACCGGTACGGTTGTAGTGCGCTGAACAGCAGCATAGCTGACACCACCCTCGGATTGTGGGTCGTTATACCCAGAACCAGAATTAGCCAGTGGGATCAACGTCATAGTAACTTGTGGCGTTTCCGCAGAAGACCCCCGGAAAGTAATGTCAGGCAGGATACGATAAACAAAACCAAACTGATGTCCGTCTTCTAAGTCAAATTCAGAAGAAGCTATAGACGTAGCCATTGGCTGGGGTTCACCATCCACATTGTCGTCAGTCCCATATTCATGGAAAAGAATTCGCCCGCCGTATGTAGTTGTATTTCCAACAGTAACGCTATCTATGTAGCTAACAGCACTAGGGTTAGAGCGTAGCCCAGAATCCAGCCACGCTGTACGTTCCATGGTGCCATAGTACCAAATGTCTTCTGAATAGTTGTAAACGACATATTTATCTATAACAGAACTATTACTGGAACAATAAAACCACCATACCTCGTTAAAACCTTCATTAGACCCACTAAAAAATTGCTCTTGCTGGGTTAGGTTAATGTTTGAATAAATGTACTGACGCAAGTCACAGCGTAGCGTTTGAACTCTACCATCATATACATAAAATTTATCTACCCCCATCCAGAACACTCTGCCAGACGCCATAACAGCGGCATTCTGGCTAACGATGGATATGTTGTCACCAAGTAGCTGCGCCCCCCAAACAACAGGAGGACCTTGGTATTGCAAGGAATAAACACTGGAGTCGGTAATAACGACGATCTCCTGACGAGTTTGAACAATGCTAACTATATTTGATCCGTGCGATAACCTTATACTGCCTGCCTGATTTGTAGCTGTAGGTGTCCAGTCAGTAACAGATTCTTGGTCTGACCAACGAATAAGCATGGCATCTAGGCTTACAGACCCGTAGTCATTGCAACCAAAACATAATACAAAACGGCTAATGTCTGACACAAAAACTATATTCTGTACTGTTGGTACGTCCGTTGCGCCCGCTAAGCTGGATACAAGAACAGCGCGAGTAGTTAACCCCGGAGTGGCATCCCAGTAATACAACGGACCACCTTTGGGTCCAAAGACTAAATCCTCTCCAAAATTCTGTTGGCTCCACAGTCTAAGCGTAGTGTCAGACGGCTCCCCAACACCAAAATCTCCTTCACCCCATGCTCCAGCGCCCCATCCAGTTATTGGGATTTCAAAAGGTGCGCCGGTATTTATTTGATATTCCGCTTGTACAGATGCGCCGCCACCTGATCCGGCAGTTACTGAAGAGGTGTATGTAAACCTAAATCCGTTTGTTATTACTTCAGTAATTTGAAACTCGCCGCTAATTGTTACGCCGTTAAAAGCGGTTGCCCCACTAAAAGTCACAAAATCGCCCGGCAGCGCATCATTTCCCGGCGCATTTACGGTAATTGTAGATGTGCCGTTTGCTGTAAAGGGGTCTGTTGGAAGTGTATCTGTTTGGCGTATGGGGGTAATGTCGTAGTAAGCACCGCCATACTCAATATAAAACTTTAAGTTAGTGCCCACACCCATCAAATTTTGGCCGGACAATGTAATCCAATTCCACAAAGACCGGCAGACACCTAGAAATTTATTTGTGGAAAGTGGCCCCCAACCACCAATTTTCTCTGGCGTACCTTGACGAAAACGGACTTTTTCAGACTCGTACCAGCCACCTACCACGTTGGTTCCGGCATTTACAGAACCAAGGGATTCTGACGCATAGCGTGTGTTTTCTCTGTTAACGCCGGGTCTAAATAGAATTTTCTTGAGCGGCATAACTAATCCTATGACAAAAACACAGCCCGCTCGTCAATTCGGCGGTTCTGTAAGCCTTTGAGAATTTTACCCCCAGCCATACAGTATTTCAATAACTCTTCGGCTGCGCCTTCTTTGTCGCCCCGGTTGAGCTTTTGCCGGAGCGTACTGCGCTGGAGCGTCCCAAGCCCGACGTTAAAACTAAAAGACACAAGAGCATCAAACATCCCTTGGCTAAGCTGGGCAGTGATAAGTTTATCAACACCTGATTCAAAGCGAGATAAGTCTGCGCGTAGGATTCCATCTACTTCTTCCGGCGAAAAAACCCGATTATCTTCCGGGCGTAGTTGATAACTGTCTCTTTGATCGATTGGCATTTTGCCTTGATCTGGGTAAAGAACATGACCGACTCCTATCGTCCATAACTTGGCTGGACAGCGGTAAGGCTTGTTCCTCACACCCTCATGGTGACGGATCATCTTAATTGCCTTGTCGCTGACCTTCATACACTTACATCCACCCGCCCGGTTGTCAGGTTGGCATCATGCTCCTGCGCTTTACACTTGGCTTCTGTCGCCTTGATCTGTTTTGCTTCCTCATCCACCAGAGCCTGCATCCGCTTCAGGTTCTCCGCATGGCGCAGATATGCCTGTTCACTCACCCGGTGAGCGTGGATCAGGTTGCTGGCATCTACCTTCATTTGCCAAACGCCCTACCACCAAAATGAAAAGCGATGATGCTGGCAAACAGGGCTTGGGTTTCGTTGTCCCACAGGTGTTCTGCCATCTGCTCAAAAGATATGTCGTAGCGGAAGCCGTGAATAATCAGGGCAAGGTCAATCCCTACCAAAAGAAAGAAGAATCCGTAGGTAATGACCGGACGCACACTTGCCCGGAGGTTCTTCATCCATTGGCTTGTTCCCTCATTCAGGGATGTATCATGTGCATATACCGCCTGCATCTCGGCGGTCTGGGCTGCAATCAATGACTGCTTCTCTGCGGATTTTGTCTCGATCTCAAGCTGCTGAGTATGTATGTTCTCAACTCGCTCCTGCGCCTCAAACCCCAGCTTTCGCAACTCCATCTCCCGCTGAACCTGAAGTTGGGCAAGTTCCATCTCATGTCTTTTGTCTGACCGATCTTGGAAAAAATCAAGTAGCTTTGGCAAGCCGCCCATTAGAAACGATATTAAAGTGGAGAGAAGTGTCAGCATTATTTGACTCCAGTTAAATAGTTGGCAATCGGTCTAGCCATTTCCTCTGGCAGTTTGGGTAGCAAATCCAGCAACCAGATAAGGGCGCACCCATAGCAGAACAGCTTGAACCACTTGGCAAAGCCGTCTGTAATCTCTTTGCAAAGCCATTTGCTCATCGCCCCGTAAATCGGTAAATGATTGAATCAACCACACCAATGATGATGAGCAAGGTTGCCATCACAACCACACCAAAGGCAATAATGATCTTATTCATCTTCCACACACCGCAGCAGAGCAAAAGGTAATCGCCTCATACGCCGCCCATGCCAAGAAGATGCCAGCCACAATCGCTATGCCAACGCCAAGGATGATCTCATTGAGTTCCTGCTCACGCCGCTTGCGCCTTGCCTCGGCAACCGCATCCTTTTGCATCTGGTCAGCATTAGCGGCATCCATATCTGAGGCTCGTTTCTTGATTGCTTGCCAGACATCCATGTTGTTTGTGGAGAAAAACAAGTTCTGGAGTTCCTGTTCAAAGTCCCGTTGAGCCTTGAGTGCCAGTTCAATCTCAATCGCCTTGCCCATTGATGAGCCGCCTTTTCTTTTGGCTTGAGCAACAGCAGCGGTAGCGGTATGTTTTGCTTCAAAATACTTCCCAATCATCGGCCCAAGCGAGGCAACATCAT